AACCATACATCCGCACTCAGATGTATCAACAACAAGTGCTTTCACACCTGAAGTTACTCCAGTGACAATTTTACTACGGAACTGTGTTAGGTAAGATCTTACTGATTCGTTATTATACAAATCTTCGAGTTTAGCGAAGTGGACTTGATTATCAACGTTAACTGATCCAGGAACAACCATTGAACCATTCTTGAAGACGTGATCACCAAAACGTGATACTTGATCTTGTAAAATAGTTTGTAGTTGTGTTAATTCTCTAGCCTGAACTGAATATCCTGGACGAAACAGGACACGAAGAAATTTCTTCGCATCTTGATAGTCGTCAAAATATGGTGCTACGTTAAAATTGATTGCCATTCGTTTGTCTCTTACCTGTTAATTATAAAATATCCAAAGATATTTAGCATTACATCTCGACGATAATTTTAATATCTTCGATTTGATCATCTGCACGATTGATTGGTCTACGGTTTTCAACATAGATTACATCACCAGAATCTGGTTGAATTTCTGGATTAGTTAAAGTACCAGAAGTCCATGTTGTTACAGTAGGTGCACCATTAACATCATTCATTGTAATTGTTTCACCAGTTTGGAAAGCAACACCTGATGGGTTGTCAGTTCCAGTTTGGATGTAACGAACAGTGTTAGTTGCAGTATCAATAGAAACGATACGTCCAACTGCGTTAGATGTTCCACCTGTAAACGTTCTATCATTTACGATTGTACCTGACAATGCGCTGTAGCCCATTGAGGAAGTAGCAGTACGAGTTGATAGAGTTGCAATAGTTGAAACGCCAAAGTTGGTTGGATCACGAACAAGCATGATTCTACGATAGTCGTTATCTACTGGGAAGTCGCCTTGTCCATCTGAATATTCTAAACGAACGTTCATAAGAACATAAAAACCACCTAATTCTTCTACTGCGTCAGCACCATGTCCACCTTTTGGTGATACGATAGCTGTAGCTGTAGCATTAGATCCACCACCACCTGTTACAGTGATAGTTGCGTAAGTATAACCTGAACCACCAGCAGTAATTGTAATACCTGTGATTGTGTCAGTACCTGCGTCACGAACAGCAGTTGCTGTCGCACCAGTACCATCACCAGTAATAGTTACTGTAGGAACAGAGGTATAACCAGATCCAACGTTAGTCATAACGATGTGATCTAATTTACCATCGATTGCTGCTTGCTCAACCAAGTATTGATTGTAGTAAGCATCAGTTGCTCCAGGATTTGTACCTAGTTTTTTAACTGGAATAAAATCTGTTGAAACGAACTTCAGCACATCAGAAGGAGAAACACTGTACATATATTTCCACTTGTAGTTATCGTTAGTGGTAATAACAGTTGTTCCTTGTCCTGTTGGTTTGTCTGTAGAAGCAGAACCTCCTGCGTTGTCAACACATTTGTAAACGTTATATTCGTCTGTAATGACAAAGAAGTTTGCGCCAAACAAAGTGCTTGGAGTTGTAGCACCACCAGAGTCAATGTTAACTCCAGCTGTAGTGCCATTGTAGTCGTGACGATAGATGTCGTAGTACTTACCTGAAGTCCAATCTCTTCTTGGAATTGCAAGGGTTACGTCAGACTCTTGAATTCTCTTGAGAGCGATCATATCGTCCCAATAGTAGAATTCGTCACTAACTGTGTCTTTTGGAGTATCTGGAAGATTATCGTCCGTCCATGATTGAGGACGACCAATTCCGAGATACATATTAGTCGCAGAGGTTTCGCCGAAAGCCTCTTTGAACTGTTCCGCATTATGAATTCGGAACTTGGATGTGATAATTGCTGCCACTTTAGTTTCTCCTGGTTTTAAGTGTATAAGTCAAATTTTAGGACATCGTTATCCATGGTGTATTGTTCAGAGTCGATTGTTACTGAATCTGCATCCATCGTAAACGTGTCATCCCAAGTAAATCTAATATCGTCTGTAGAGAATCGCAATGCACTTGCAGGTAACTTGACAATTCCCAATTCAGTTTCGATAGCATAATTTACTCGCTTATAAGGATTATTTATTATCTCTGCTACAGTCAAATTCGCAAAGTCTTTAATTTGCGTGTTGCCAATAGTAAAGTAGTTATAGTTAGGACTTGGGTAAGTCCCAGCCACTCCATACGCATTTGTAGTAAATGCTGGAGTACCACCCTCATTAGCATATTTAGTCCCTGCTGCAGAGGGTTTATAGGTAAACTTATATCTTTCTAAGTCTTTCAAGAATGTTCCAGAAACACTGGAAGGATCTTGCAAGACTCTTTGATATAGAATCTTAGCTGTAGTTTGTAACGAAGCAAAAGACTCTAGTTTCTTAACATTTACTACTGTCTTTTGACTTTGTCTAACTTCGGTTCTTAAATCTAACAAATAAACTTCTAATGGTGTTAGATTCGGTATATGTAATATTGGCAAGAATTCACTAGCCGATACGTATATATTTAGCACACTTGTAATGAAATCTGTGATGTAAAGTGTAATTTTTTCTTTATCGACATTCGGTAAGTCTTCCCCTGCAGTTCGATAATTACCCACAGCTTTCACTTTTGCATCAATTATACCCTTAATAACCTGACTAAACAGATTACGTCTAAGTGCTGCTCCAGGTTGGAATTGAGGAACAGAAGCATCTAAAATACTTTGAATCTGAACTTCACCGAATAGAGCCAAGCCAATCGGATGCAAGAGTTTCTTAACTGCATCACGATAGATATTAATTGATTGACCAATCTTAATTACATAAGAGTAATCTTGATAATATTTACTATCTTGAATTCTCTTAGAACTTTCAGAGATCTTACCATCAGCACCAATAAAGTTACCAACAGTATAACCAACTGATCCTACTTTTGCAACAATGTTAGGTTCATTAACACTTGTAACTGTTGCTTCATAAGAAGTTATGTTAGAACGTATTCTCATACGATCTGTAAACTGTCCACTTGATTCTTGTACGATTACATCTTCGTCAGAATCTAAAAGATAACCTGAGCCATCTTCTAATAAAACTCTATCTAATGACGTTGCATTTTTAATCTTAACTAAATGTAATACGTCATCTAAATCTTCTACAATACCTGTAGCGTTTTGTTGTTTTTCTAATACAAACTTTTCCCCAGTTTCCAAAACGATATTATCTTCATCTCCTGATTCAGAAACAAGTAATTGAGGAAGTGCACTAACAGTTTCGCCAACAAGGAATAATCCAGTTGGGTTTTTAATAACTGCATAAAGTGGTGTAATAACTTTAGGTGGATTAATATAATCGATACCAAAGTCAGGAACGATAATTTTTGTAATACGACCAATCGTAGTTGAAGTCGCTAAAAGTTTACCACCTGTACGTCCATTGTTTGTTGGTAAACTAAGAACAGGTAGTGTTTTATAAAAGTCACCACCATATAAAATGTCTACTGTAACAATCGCACCAGTGTTTGATGTTTCAATATCTAATTCGTGTCTTGCTTCGCCTAAAAGTTTACTACCATCTTCTAGTAATATAGAATCTCTATCTACTTCACTAACTCTCGCACGAGCAGAAAGAGTAGGACTATTTGCTGGTCCACCAGTGTTAGTGTTATCGAAAATAACTTCATCACCTACTTCATATCCACTACCACCTGAAGCGATAGTAATTTTATCTACGCTACCAGTTCCAATTTCAGCAACCTCAGCACGAGCAGTGGTATTATTTTGTCCACTGTCTGATACGTCAACTAAATCACCAATCTTATAATAAGATCCACCATTCTTAATAGTGAATCCTTTTAGAATTGATAAAACATTACCACGAATAACTGAACCATTAGATGTAGTTGCAGTAACTTCATATGTTCTGTCATCTGTTTCAGCAAGAATATTACCTTTAATACTTTCATTCGCTAGAACTAAGTCAGTAACTTGTGTTGCTGCAATTCGAGTTTGAATAACGTTTTCTACTCGAGCAGAACTTCTAAGTGTTGTTCCACCAGCAACAGGAATTGCTTGATTAATTGTTAGACCAATTAAATCACTTGGCTCACCCTGTGTAACTTCAATACGTAAAATAGGTTTCTCATCCCATTTACCATCCGAGACTCGTAACATATCCACTTTTGGGAAATATAATTCAGAGTCTTCATTAAATAGAATTCGAAATAAAAACTTATAAGAATCTACTGTACCTTTAGTAAGGTATAGTTGTTTAATTTGTTTTGCTAAAAATCTTTTATCCGAAAGTACTGCCTGAGGAATAGGCGACATAATTTCGCTTTTGAAATATTGAACAAATTGATCAATAGTTTCGTCAACGTCACGAATATCCTCAATACTATTTTGAGGAATGTAAACGTCCTCATACCACTCGTAGTATGCTTTTAAAAAGGCAGTAAAATTCTCATTCTCGTCTCTGATAAACTCAGGGACTTGATCCTTTACTACGGTGGATGCTGTTGCCTTAACTAAAGCCATTGTTACCTACTTACAGTATGGATGTATTCGTTACCAGATGGACTTTCTCCACTCGCAACTCTATCAGCAATAACATTAACTACAATATCCTGTTCACGAATATTAGTTAATTGATTTCTCACAGAAACAACATCATAAGATGCTGGCTCAATAAATAATACTATTTTACCATCAGCATTACCTGAAGAGATTGATAGATTGTTTAATTCAATAATTCCATTTGCATAATTTACAGTTCCAACAGAAGTTGGATTGTAAATCTTTTCATTTCCTGCAGTCAAATAGAACATACGAATCTGACCAACACTATTATCTTCTAAGAAGAATGTATTAGTATTACCAGATATTTTAAAGCCAGATGATGTAATTGCGACATATGAGTTGATCACCGAACTTGCTTCGTGGTAGATTGGGTTGTTCAAAGACACCCTATATTTTGACACAGTGTTAAAGTTTGGTGTAACTTCATAGCGCAAATCAATTTTTGTGACGTTCGAAACAATACTCTCCTCAGCACCATCGATGTCACGCACTAAACGAGAATGACGAAATACAGAGTCAAACTTATTTAATGTTTCTTGATTATAACGCTTAATAATATCAACTGCGATCGCTTTGATACTTGCTGCAGATCTAGAAGTTGCAGACGAGTTATAATAAACTGTTGAATCAACTATAATACTTAGATAGTCAGGATCGACTATTTCAGGTAAAATAGAAACGACGTTCTTTGATTTTAATAGATTGTTTTTAATTTTTTCTTTTGTGTCGTTTGTTAGGGTTGCGCCACTAATTGGCTTGACACAAATATATGCTTTACCATAAATTGGTGGATCGTTTTCTTCTCCACCCCAAACTGAAATGGCTTCAATATTACTAAAGAGTTTTGGTAGAATAACTTTATAGTCATCAGCAGTTACTGCTCTGTTTTGTGCAGCATAACTTCTTGATGCATTATATTTAATTGAATCAATTCCTTCTTCATCTTGTCCACCTTGTGCACGAGATACAGTTGTAATGTTTACGTTAGCACCAGAACCAAAAGCACTTCCTGTGTAAGTAAAGATTCTTGCTTGGTTTCCATTACCTTTATTTGTTACAACATATTCTAAAGATACGATTGCACCATTAGGTGGTTTATATCCAACAAGACCATCACCAAAATAAATTTCAAATTTATTCTCGTCAACTTCTTTAATAAAGAATGCACGAGTTTCTGGTTTGATTTCAGTTAAACCAATATCAGAAATATAAGTTACAACTGATGAAGAGTTTGGATCTTCTTGAACAACTACTTTAAGAGTAGATAAATCTGCGTTAGCGTTATCAACGATATATTGTGCTGCAGCAGAAACAGTATATTTGTTTAATACTAAAGTTCCTTCAATAATTTCTACGTTATTAAATACGTAAGTATTAGTAGCAGAACGAGTAACGCTGTAAGGTGTATCAGTATTGAAAATATAATTGACTCCATCCACAGTAGTTCTAAAAGAAGAGCCACGTGGTAGAGTTAAAATGTTAGGATTGTTTGGTACGCTTGATGCAGTAATACTTAGAGTTGCACGAGGAGCACGAGCAGAACGAGGAGTATAACCTAGCATCTTGGCAAGAGATACTACGCTTGAACGTTTAACAGCAGAATCAAGGAACATTTCGTTTACTGTCATATTATGATACAACGCATTATAGTGTGTGTTGTAAGCTAGGACGTCTAATAATACAGACATACCAGAGCCTTCAAAATCATAATCGCTAAATTGATTTTGTGCCTTTAAATAGTTTTTTAGATTAGACTTAATTTGATCAAAGTCTAATTCTGTAACTTTTATTCTTTTGTTATCAGTTGCCATTATCGTGTTCTCTCTAGGACAAGATTAACTGTTAGTGGAGTAAAGGTATTTTTAATCTTAAATAAAATCTCAATATTAACTGCGTTTCTGTCCTCTAAAAACTGCACTCCCACATCTAGTAAATTTACTCTTGGTTCAAAGTTATTAATTACATCCGTAATCGTTTTCTTTAGCAATGCTTTCGTCATCGGTGTTGCGTTTTCGAATAGCAATGCTCTTACTTGAGATCCTATTTCGCTATGAAAAGGACGCTCGTAATTCTGTGTAAGAATTAAATTCTTAACTGCCTGTTTAATGGCATTCTCGTCATATTTACGTGCGACGTCTCCAGTTACTGGGTGAGCAGTAAACATTAAGTCGAGATCTTTAAATATACGTGTTGTGTTTGCCATCTAATTATTTAGTCATCCCATAAAGACTTTTGGATTACCACCTGCAACTTTATCACCACAAGCAATACTATCGCCAATACGGACTGCAGGTTTGCCCTCTATGAATACTATACTGCTACCAGAACTAACCTTTCTCGCTCCTCCACTATGGGTTGTTGTTCCACAGCTATGAGATTGATAAGTCGTTACGCCAGTGAGTTGACATTCCTTACCAGTAACAAAGGTTTTAACTGCAAAAGCACCAATCGCAGCAGTCGGAGGAAAACATCCGTGCCCAGTAGATTGTCCTTGTTTAATTGCAGTAGCTGGCATTATTTTATCTCGTTTACAATACTTTTATTAACATAAGACGCAAGTAGTTCTTTTCCAGTATCCCAATCATTAACAATCGATTGTGTAATAGAAACTGAGCCACTCGTTGATCCAGCTAATGGATCGGTTTCGCTATAATTTATAGTATAGGTTATAGTTTTATGTGTCAAAGAATCAGGTGTATAATAGATAACACCAAACTCGTCTTTAAGAGTATTGAGATTTACGTCTGTTTGGATAGTTCCATTTAACATACGAAAGTCCCACTTCTTATTTAAAAAGATCTCTACAAACTCTCCTTCAATCGATACGCTATTCCCATTAATAGTATAAGTCACCATTTCAGAGTATGGACTAATACTAATATCAGTTATATTTAGGCTACCACCAACGATCGTAGAGGATAAAGTTGCTGTTCCAACCCAAGTTTTATCAAGATATTCTCTTACTGGACTAAAGTTATATAAGCCATGACTTCCAGGATCAGCTACTCCAGGAAATCCAGTTTCGCTTATACTTACAACGACAGCCATTAAGCAGTTTCCGCAATATAAGCAAAGTTCTGAGCAACAGTTCTATGGTCTCTCATCGTAAAGAAAGATTTACGATTACCATCGTATTTCCAACTTAGGTGAATCCATACTGTTCTCGTTCCAGCATATTCTAAAATAACCTGATCAAATCCAGCAGGTAAAGTTTCAACTAATCTTGCAGCAGCATCAAAGTGCTGTTGTCTAGTAAAACCTGACAATACAATATCAACTGCTTGACCAAGATAATGCTGTGATGTTCTAGAAGAATTCGCTACATCTCCTGGACGTCTAAAGCCAGAGGTAATTGTCATATTAGGATATAATGATAATACGTGTTCAAGTATATTCTCAGAAAGTCCTTTTAGATTACAAACTATTTGTTGTTTAGTTAATCCCTGTTGATTGACAGGTGGACGTGATCCGTTTTTCGTAAACGCACCTAACTGGAAGTGCGAAGAAAGTTGTAAACTATTTGCAAAGTTATCCATATTGTAGATAACATCACAACTTTGAACAACTTCTTGTGTTTCTTGATTAGCCACAGGATTAGATTGATTACTAATTGTTCCTTGATCTAATTCATCAGCATCATACAAGCCACGATTAACGTTAAAGTCTCTGAATGGTGTAGAGTTACCCTCTTCTGGAACCTCATACGATTCTCTTTGTCTTGCGCTACGTGAGTTAACAATCAATGGAGTAAACTCTGGCATTTCGTTATCTTTTGCGTCAACGTCAATTACAGGAGTACCAAGTCCAGTTCTTGGAGCACCATTACCAATGTCAATTCTAGAGCCATCAATTTTAACTCCAGCATCACCATTAACGTTGTATGTTCCTCTTGCCTCTAAGTAAATACTATCAGCACGAACTCTATAATCTCCCTTAACTGCTGTGCTCATATCACCACCGACTTGTAAATCGGTATTACCTTGCACACGAGCATCCATATTTCCACCAACAGTTACGTTAGCGTTTCCGTTGACAACGATATCACATTGTCCTTGAATATTTAATTTTGCGCCATTCTTAACTACAACATCGACTTCACCCTCAACATACATAATCTTAGAGCCATGTAATGCTTCATAGTGATTTCTTTCGTTGAAGTCATAACGATCTCCAACTGTTCGATTTATTTGAGTACCATTGTGATCGATTTCATAGTATGAACCTGTACGATGATATAAATTAATACGTTCAGCACGAGGTGTATCGTCTAATTCGAATACGTGTCCTGATTCTGTCGCAGTTACTTTATTAAATGGATAATCTGAGTTGTAAGGAATCTCAGGTTGATTCCAAGTTGTTCCATCAAATCTTTCTGCACCTCTCCAACGTCCTGCTTCTTTTTGATAGACAGAAGTCTTATCAATATCTTCGTGTCTTGCTAGTCGGTTGGTATCTGGTTCATTAAAATAACTTGGAACTCCAGTACTTGCACCATAGTTACCTGATTGAACTGAAGTAGGATTACCAATAATTCCACCATCTGGTGCTGCATCACCTACAGCTGTGTTTCCAGTATTACCTTCATAACCAGCAGCAGGAACTGTATCACCAGATCCGTTTGGTATACCACCACTTAAGAAAAATTGTTCTTCGGCTCTACGTCTACGAACTAATGCAGGTAAAACGTTACCAGCAGATTTGTTCCACATATTAAATGCAGACGCAGATGCTTCATAATTTTGTCTATTAATTTCAGCGACAACAGTTGAACGACCAAAGCCACCTGTACCAATATTGTATGAAAGCGAAACCATCGCATCATACATTTGTTGTGTAATTAATGCACGAACATTACGTTTAACTGCTGAACCAAAAGTTTTTTCAGCTAATGATTTTAATTCTTGTGCAGCCTCTGCCTCAGTTACTGTTCCAGGATATGATGGAGTGACAGGTTGTCCTCTCCAAGTACCAGAACCATAACCGATAGAATATTGTGTGTTGTCAACATAAGCAGTTGCACTAAATCCTTCGAATTGTTTAATTAAATTTACACCAGCATCAGACAAAGTAAATGTTCTTGCTGGTCTTGCACCTGTTAATTGATTGTTAAGATCTGCTGGCTCTCCAGTAACATCTGGTTCAGGAACGTTAGGAATTACAGCCTGTTGTGTATTTTCATCAAAGGTAATTTCGCTTTGTTGAACTGATAAAGGATTTGCTGAATCATCTTGAGGAATACCAGCAACAGATCCTAGAATAATTGGTAGCTGTTGACTCTTATCGCCATCAGCAAACCAAACAATAACAATACTTCCTTCTTGAATACCTGTACTTGAAATACCCACGCCACCTACTGAACTTGAGGCAACAGGGTTTACTGGATGTGACCATGGAAGATCGTGAGTTGGTAATACCGAAGCATCAGAAGTGTGAACTCCCATTACTCGAACTTGACATCTACCAAGTTTAAGAGGATCGTTTCTGTTTTCTACTTTACCTGTATATAACATCATATTATAAATTCTCCACGTCAGTTACATATGAATCTTTAATTAGTTGCATTACGCAAGTATGTTCTTTCGCATTAATTCGATGAGTTACTGTACCAACCATATACTTACCTGAAATAGTTGGATCAACATCTTCTGCATTTTCTCCAGGACGATTACTAACTGGCTGTGCACGATAAGTTGTTAAATCAACTACTTTACCGACAGTATAATCTGTTCTTCCTGGAACAGTAATTTCTACTCTAAATGCTTCAGCTTGTGCTAATAAACTTCTTCTTTGTAAATAGAATGGCGTATTAGAAGTATCGCCATAACCATTGTGTAAACCATAATGAGTAAAGTTATTAAAGTGTGCTGCCTCTGCTGTTGCTAAGGCATTACCACTCATTAATGGAAAGTTATTTAAATGAGGATAAGCATTAAAGTTAGTATAACCATCATACTTAAATGTTTTAAATCTTTTCGTTACGAAGTCATAAGAGGTTAAATTAGATCTATACATACCCATATTAATACGTTCAATAAAATTAAATCCCTCTGGAATTAGCATATTCGTAACACGTTTATAATCTTCGTTTGGATTACGACTACCTTTACCTTGACTATCAATATCACGACGATAGTTATCTTGAATAAAACTTTGCATAGTTGATTGACGATACAAAGTGTTTAATGATAGGAAGTTAAATCCATCTCTGTTTTCAAAGAATAAAAATGAACCAATGTTTCTTTTACTTACTGATTGTGCACAAGTGTATTGTATACAGTCAACAGGACTCCAATCATTAGCAACAAACTTAATACCATTTGCAGTATCTTCAATGTTTACTGATTTAATTGAAGTAAGTCCTATTGGATCTTCAACTAAAATTCTTTTAATAATATCGTGACAATAGCCAGATTGTGCCGAACGTAATCTTAAGTTTACATCTTTAATTGCTTCAGTAGAAATAAAATGAAGTGTATAGGCAACAGAACGATCATTTGCACTCATACGTTCTGATAGTTTGTAGACGTAATATCTACCTTTGAATTCTTTTTCTGGGGATCCTTCGAATCCTGGAGTATAGACGTGCATCTCCAGATACTCTTCACCGATAAGTGGGAGTTGATTAATTAAATCTAACGATTCATTAAGAACGATATTCCCTGATATAAAAGGAGAGAATAGATCCTCAAAGATCGTCATATTCATCATTAGCATTCGAACGTCTACTTTACCTTTTTTACCAACTATTTCTAGCTGGGAAACTGAGACGTCTCCTGCAAATCGTAAATTACTAGGCATACTACTTAATCAATCTATCAAATTGTTCCAATAATCCAAATACTAAATTTGGCTCAACCATTTTAATTCTTCTTTTTTTCTCGTTCTCTGCTATTTCCCAATCCCTATAACTTAATGGAATAGCACCTTGTGTTGATGAATCAACAACAAGACCATCTTTAACATAATGCTTTGTTGCACTAGGATTAGTATACTTAGTGGCAATAAGTTCTTCTAAGTTTGTAGCTGTTAAAGGAAAATCATTATAAACATCATAACGATCATTAACTAACATAATTACCCAGTGTAGTTCTGCATTCTTATAAAACTTTTCTGCTACGATTTCTGGTGTTTCACCATCTTTCATATCGTAGTATTGCCACATTGTTAAGCCAGAAAGTGCTTGCTTTTTAACTCTAACATTTGTAGTAATATCAGATAAAACTTTCAATACATCTTTATTGTTTTCTTTTAACTGATAATAAATCTTAGGGAATTTTTGGAAGTAAGCCATTATTTAACTACCTCACCAGTTGCTGCTAAAGTTTCTCTAGTCATAATTGTAAGTTCTTTAAACTCAAGCGTTAAGTTGATTTGAGTAGGTGCACCATTAGCAAAAGAAGTAAACTGTCCTTGTGGAGAATAGTTTACGTTCATTGATGTTAATACACAAGCTGTGTGTCTATGCACATAATCGTTTTCGTTTCCACCTGCATAATAGTAAATATCAAATTCAGATGGATAAGTAAATAAGAAACCACTAGCATCTTTAAACTCAGGATGCATATGGTACTTGAATTCGTCTATAATTCTTTTAACGTTGTCTGTTTCTGTTAAATCACGAGGATAAAACTGATAATCAAAAGTGAATGATCTAAAATCAACACCTTTGAACACTTGTTCTTTTTTAGGGTTTGATGCGACACCAGAAAGAGCAGATAAAGAATCTCCTAATGGACTTGCTGCAAGTCCTGCAGATGCTGCAATTGGTCCAAGATCTCTAGCTAAATCTCTACCAAGAGATGATGCTGCTCCAGTTATACCACCCTCAGAAAATGCACCGACAGTATTTACCCCAGCATTAACAAGAGCAGTACCACCTGCCATCATTGCTTGTGCACCCATTGTATCGGTATCTTCGTAATTAACACCGTAACGAATAGCCCAGTTATTTGGTAAGTGTAATGCGATTGCTGTTTTAAGTCTTTTAAGTGGCTTACTAAATTCTCTTTGTGCTGCTGCACTGGCAGTGTCTAAACCATTTGTAACATCTGATGCAGTCATATCAGATAGATAAGTACTTGTTCCAAATCCTATTGCTGCTCCAATTGGTCCACCACCTCGAACTCCTAAAGCATCACCAATAAAAGTACCAGCTATTAAACTTGCGCCAGTATTTGCTCCGATAACTGCTGCATTCGTATATCCTCTTCCATTTAGATCTCTACCAACTCGACTTGTTACATTCGGAATTGTAGATCCAGGATTGTCTCTAACTAACTTAGAATCTTCTTGAACATTAATATAGAACATAACATAGTTGTTACCATATTGATTAACTCCATTTTCACCTACACCTAGCAAATCCGAAGGATACGTATGTTCCTCTGGTTTATATGATTCTGCTGCACTACCTGAAGAGGTATTGCCGATGTTAGCGTCTGAAATTGGATCTAGAAATGCCATTTGTTAGTTATTCCTACTAAATATGTTTACGCATGAACTAAATAGAATGCGAATTGTTTTTTCTTAACTACATAGATTATTTAGGCGATGTATCATAAACGAAAATATAAACCCATGTTCCCTGAAAAATATAAAGGGGATCCTACTAGTATTATAATGCGAAGTTCGTGGGAGACCAGATTTGCAAACTGGTGCGACAGAACCTCATCTGTTATAAGTTGGAAGTCCGAAGAGACGATTATACCTTATCGGTCACCGATCGACAATCGTATACATCGTTATTTCGTAGACTTTCAAATACAAGTCCGTGATAAAGATGGACTACTCAAGACTTATTTAGTAGAAATTAAACCATTTAATCAAACAAAACCACCTATTTTTCCTGGAAGAAGGACTGTTAGATACCTAAATGAAGCAAAGGATTACGTAATAAACCAAGCGAAATGGGAGTTTGCTCGTAAATACGCTGAAGATAGAGGGTATCAGTTTATAGTTCTTACAGAAAACGAATTAGGATTAGCATAGGATAACTAAATAATAATATGGCAAAAGCACAAACAGCATCAGACGTCTTTGCAAAGTATCAGCAAGATCGAAACATAGCAAAGAAAGCACAAAGTTGGTTCAACAAACAAGCTGTTGAACTAAATCGTGCACGTATTCAACCTAATAAGTTGATGCGAGCAGGAGGTGGCTCAGACGCACAATTAAAGAATCGTGTAATGCCTGGAAAGTTATACATGTTCTTTTATGAAGCAAAAGGTAAGGACGATCTTCCTTATTGGGATCAGTTTCCTTTAGTATTTCCTTTTGATAGAACAGCAGATAGTTTTATAGGGTTAAATATGCATTACTTGCCTTATATACTTCGTGTTCGTTTATCAGATCGTTTATTATCGTATTC